TTCATCAAGACCTGTAGCAAACTCAAATACTGGATTCTTCTTGTCATCAAAGCTAACTTCTGCTCTATACTCAGACTCAATAACTGCTGCAACATCTGGAGTAGGAACAACACTTGCTACACTAAAAGTTGAACTTCTAGCAATGTTTGTAATAAACCAGTCAAGTCTAGATTCAAAAAGAATATTTAGCCATTCTGTAGTAAGAAGATTTAGTGAAACTAATTTCTTAGAAACATCATCTGGTTCTAGATATTCTAGATCTCTTACTCTAAGACCAAAGTAACTAACCATAGACTTGAAGTTAACATGGTTTTTAGTATTACAGTTTGCTATTCTACCACCATATTCTTCAAGTAGCATGAGTAGATATAATGCACTCTCTACATAGTTAGAGTTTGCCATAATCTCCATGGCCATGATATGATTATCTCTGTCTGAGCTCTTAAACATCTCACGCAACTGAGTATATATCTCATTGGTAATTGTTACAGCATCATCACCATTAATCATAGCAAGCAATTCAGACTCATCATAAACTACTTTGTTCTGACAGTCATCAATCAATTCTTTCCACTCATCATGTATATAATAATAGTGATTAGAACTTCCAGTAAATACACTAGTAACTACATTACTAGTTATACTAACTTTAGTACTATAATTAAAATATACATTCTGTGATTCTGAAGATTGCATAGCTGTGCGTAGATTATCTTTATAATAATCATCTACATTAACTTTATCAAGATACTCTTCAATCTTAGCAATAGGTGCTGTATAATACCAGCTACCATTTAATACTTTACCCGTAGTAGCTTTACCGGTAATTATTACATTTGCCTTATCAGAATCTCTTACTACTTTAATTCCTTGATTAAGTGCTAGGTCTTTCAGTTTGGCTCTTGGGATATTAACACCCGGCATAAGATAAATTGTATCTCCTTGTGCAGGAGTATACCCTTTACTTATTGTAAATAGTTCAAATTTTGAAGGATCTTCAAGTACATATCTTACATCTACATTGAATACTTCATCTTCTTTATCAAAAAATACTGCTCTTTTCATAATTATAAAATAAAGGGGGCTGTTACACCCCCTTAGTTATTACTGAATTGCCATCTTAACTACGTTAGTATCTTGCATAAGCTTTGCAAACTTAACTTTGTTACCATTTACAATCTCTTTGACCATATAGTATCTTAAGTCATTTGTAAAACCATCAAACTCTGTAGTTAGTTTAGCCAATCTATCAATCATAGGCTGTGGAACTCCACCTTTGTCAGCAACAGTAAGTGCATAGTTAATAACACGTGTTGCAATGACACTGGATAAGTCCGCACGGAAATCATCACCTTGTCCTACTGAAGATAGAATAGCACCCTTTACATATGCTTCATCCTTAGTAAGGATATCTTCAGGAGAAATAATCTTATCTAGTTTATTATTAATAAACATAGTAAACATGCTAGAAAAATCTGCACCTACAGAACCCTCACCAATCATTTGGATTAGTGGCAACTGTTCTTCAAACTTAGGAATAGAACTAATAGCATTAAAGAATGTAGTAATAGCTCTTGGATTTACACGTTGAGTTACAAGCTCTGGGTGCATCAACATGAAGTTAATACATCTACCATCAATACCTGCAGTCTCAGCCCACTTAGCCCATACAGCTACATCATACTTCATTTCAACAGAAATAAATCTGGTCTTCTGAGCTACGTCAAGACTAGTAACATTATAGTCACCATTGTCAGGATTTGAAGTCAAGATAACATGCCAGTTCTTAGGAAGCTTCCATGATACATATTCTTGACGGTCAAGAATCTCCATAGTAGCTTGCATAAATCTGTGGTCGGCACGAGTATAGTCATCCAAGATTAGGAAACCACCCTCACCTTTACCTTGAATCCACTCAGGAGCAGCATGAGACATTCTCTTATCAGCTACAGTATAACCTGCTTTAAGAGCACCATTTACTTGAGCTTCAGTAATCCATCTTTGTTTACCTTCTTGGTTCTTTACAAGAAATTCTTTAACAGGAAAACCAACAAGGTCACCTAACTCCTCAATCTGAGATAGATTAAGTTTTACAACATCCATTCCTAACTCTTTACCCAATTGTAAAATAGTTGAAGTCTTACCAAGACCAGCATCACCCTCAATATTGACAGCTACAGGAACTTTACCCTGAGCTTGGATGTGCTGATTATTATTTACCATGTGCTTGATAAAACTCTTTAACTCTTCTGCATTCAATTGTACTGTGTTCATAATGTTTGTTTTTATAATTCTAATTTAATTACTTGACCTGGTAGGTCTTCATTCATGCCTGATCTTTCTGACAAGACCCATAGGACTTTACCTCTTGGTCTTACAGATGTATAACATTCACCATCAGTGAAATATACCAAGCTTGTATATTTCTTTAGGTTTGCATTGTAATAATCTAGGACGGGATCAAACTCAGTCCCACCTCTTCCTAATACACTTATTTCATTCTTGCCTTTATAAGGCTCAATAGACTTAATAGAAGTATCACACTGTACTACAGTAATATCTACTCCTACCTTGTAGATATGATGAATCTCATTCATAAACTCAGCAAGCTCAGTATCACTTACTGAACCTGAAGTATCAATAGCAAGCAACATGTGTTGACGCATCTTAATCTTCAGACCTGGATTATCTTCATATCTACGGTTCTCTTTTCTTCTGATCTTCTTAGTAAATACTTTTGTACTTACTCCAGTAAATCTTCTGAGATAACCTTTCCAATCAAACTTAGGTGCAGTAAACTCCTCAACTACAATTAGACCCTCAATCTCACCTGGTACATTACCACGTTTCTTTACAGTCTGTTCTTTTGCATCTTGTAGAATCTTCTGAACTTGCTTTTCAATTAGCTTTTTCTCAGCATCAGGCATGCCATCAAACTCTTCCCATGTGCTATGATCTGGAATATCTCCACTAGCTACATTGTCAAGAAGTTTGTCCATGGCATCATTACCTGTAGTACCATTCTTATCCTTCTCATCTTGAAGACGGAGAAGCTGGTCATAGTAATATCTACAACCAGCTCTTTTATCTAGTTTGAGATCTGCATAGTCTTCAATTCTGATACCTCCTTCTGGCAGCCAAGAGTCTTCAATATACTGATTAATTTCCATATCCATAGCAACATTAGCAAGCTTTTTGTTACTAAAAGAACTAAAACTTGTAAGGTGTCCAAATGCAATATGGAGCAATTCATGTTTCAGTAAGCCCATCTTGTGCATATCACTTAAACCAGTCCAGAATTCCTCATTAATGGCTAATTGATAGTTAATATTTTGTTTGCTTACTCCTGCAGTTGGGAGATCTTTTCTCCAAACTTTATTTAACATAATGAGAAAGAACCCGTAATAGGGCTCTTTCAACATTAATTCTTTACTTATTTTACTAAGACTCTGTGCTTTGTCCATCATCTTTTATTTTTACGTTGATGTCTACTTTGTCCATTGGATACCCTATGCTTCCTAACATACTGGTTAAATCCCGGATAAAAAACTCCAGGAATGTTTCTATTACATGTTTGGCTGCTTTATTGTTAGTAATAATACCAAGCACACGTGCAGATGATAATGCTATGGCTTCATCACCAATTACATCAGCAATCCTCTGTGCAGTCATTGGAATTTCTTTCTTCCATTGTGCAAATGGTTGTCCTGAAAATTTATACAATAATACTAGCTCATTATTATCAAGTGTACTGTTCTCAATTGCATGAAATGCAACAATATGGTTCTCAGCATCACTTGATTGAAACATGTTAATCAGATTCTTTAATTCATCTCTTGTCATTAGTCTTCAATTTTTAATGTTTTAATAGCCCAGTCTTTAATTTCACCAGATGCAATCATATCTAACCATTCTTTTGCACTTGGAATATATCCATTGCAATCTTCTTTTACATGTTGTTCACCAACATATCTGGTATACACTTTTTTGTTATCAGAATTTAGCAGATAAGGCCCAAATATTTTTTCACATTCAAATATACCCTCACTGTGATGACGGAACATTCTATGTTTAGAATGACCTACCCATGCTTTAGTAGCATCAAACCATTCATGAATTTCTACATAGTCTTCTGGAATACCTCCAAACTTTCTTGCTGATGATACAGCATGCTGTTCTGGATGTGCCATTACAATGTCTTTTGAATTAAAGAACCTTCATGAAAATAACTCTCTACCTGGGTAATTCTAATATCATTGTAGATTTTATATTTACCTGAAGGAATTAAAATACATACTGAACCATAACCACCATCATTATTCCACCAATCTTCAATATCTTGGAGTAATTTGTCTTCAACAAAGTTTTCTATATCAGAAGCAAGACCTGAATCTAATTCTCTAAGATGTTTTGCATCCTGATACCATACTTCTATATCATTTATATCATCAAATGCTGCTTCTTCATCTCTATCCATTTTTTCTGTAGTGTAAACTACATTTTCAATGCAACCAGAATCACCTGATCCTTCATATTGTACCTTAATACCAGTTACTCCCAAGTCAGCTAATTTGACAAGGGTACCCATCATATTTATTTCATTCATACTATTTGATTTTGTAAAACCTGCCAAGAATATTGGCATTTAGATATTCTTCTTTTTCAAGCACTTCTCTTACAAATTGAAATTTAGTCTCATGATATGTTAACTCTGTCTTTGAGAAACATATCCTAACCATAAATCTTTTTATAGGTACTCCTGCTTTATGTGCATCCTGTAGCACTTTATTACTACTGTAATAGTTTTCATAGTTAGTTTTGCTAACAAAAGTGTATTTAGATGCTCTTTTGTCTGTCATTGCTTCAATAGCTTTCTTTCCAAGTTTCTTCTTAACTGTAGAATGAAAGTTCTTTTTACCAATATAACGGACTGCTTTACCATCAATGATTGCCTCCATTTCATAAATGAAACCTACAGCACCTTCTGGAATTTTGCTGTCATTAAATACTTCACCTTTGTATAACCAACTCATACTATCTGTTTTAGTAAATATAATAACTTATCTCTTACAGGTTCAATACCATGATCTCTGACAGAGTCTGATAAATCTTTAGACATGTCAAGTATTACATGTGGAATATTATACTTGTCCTGATATCTCTGAGCAGCCTTTATACCGGGCTCATCATTATCAAACAGTACAATAATCTTAGAATACCTTTCTCTAAGTTTATTTATAACAGATTCTCCAATCATTGTATTCTCACTGTCTGGAGCAATACATTCTATATTACCAATACCAAGCTTCTTGAAAGACATAAGGTCTTTAAGTGAAGAAACAATTAGTA